GGAGACGGGGGAGAGAATGCTGGACCGGATTACGGACTCGCTACTGAAGCGGTTCTCTGAAGAGAACGGCATGGAAGGGGTCGCTGAGGACAAGCGGTTTGAGCATTTCGCGGCGTTCGCCATGATTCGCCGTCACTATAGCCGATCGTTCTTGACTGATGATGTTGTGGTTGGCCAAGGCAGCGACACAGGCATCGATGCGCTAGCAATCATCGTCAATAACACACTGGTTACAGATGTTGACACGCTAAGGGAACTAGCCGAGCAGAACGATTATGTTGATCCGACCTTTGTATTTGTGCAGGCAGAAACCAGCTCTTCTTTCACCGCCGCGAAGATTGGAACATTTGGATTCGGCGTCGTGGATTTCTTTTCCACCAGCCCAAAGCTTCCGAGAACCGAAGAGATCAAAAATTTGTCGGAAATAACCGACCTGATAGTCGGAAAATACGCAGCGATACTCCGGCCACCTAAGTGTTTTCTGTATTATGTTACGACTGGCAATTGGCAGGATGATGCAAATCTAGTCGCGCGTCGCGATGGCGTCGCTGCAGACGTGAAGGCGCTCGCGATATTCGAAAGGCCTGAGGTCTTCTGTATTGGGGCTACGGAGCTTCACCGTGCCTATCAAGTGACGAAGTCGCCCGTTACAAGAACATTCCTGTTTGATCGTCGCGTTGAGATACCCGCCACTGAAGGCGTAACCCAATCTTCGATTGGCTACCTTCCTTTTTCCGAATTTAAAAAGCTGCTTGTCGATGACAGTGGCTCTGAACTGCTAACGAGCATATTCGAAGATAACGTTCGCGATTGGCAAGGGTGGAAGGCGGTAAATAATGGAATTAAGAACACTCTAAATTCCAATCACAAGTCCAAATTTGTACTTATGAACAACGGCATAACTATAATCACCAGAGCGCTTACCCGCGTCGGTGATACGTTCACGATTACAGATTATCAGATTGTAAACGGCTGTCAGTCCAGCAATGTTCTTTTCTCTGAGAGAGAAAATCTCGATGACAGCGTTATGGTGCCCGTCCGGCTGATACACACCTTGGACAGCACCATAAAAGAGCTGATTACGACGGCCACCAATAGCCAGACCGACATAAAGCCAGAGCAGTTTGCTTCAGGTAAAAGCTTTGCGCGAGGCCTAGAGCAGTATTTCGCTACATACCCAGACGATCATCGTCTGTACTATGAACGACGAGATGGACAATATGACCGTGGAGCTGAGCAGAAGATTCGCGTACTAGACGCGCCGACCGTTCTACGCAGCTACGCGTCTATGTTCATGGAGCTTCCACACGCCGCGACTAGAAGTTATCGATCTATACGAGATCAGGTTGGGGATGCAATTTTTGCAGATGGTCACAAGTACGTCGCCTACTACTATTCGGCTTGGGCGTGGTTCGTGCTTGAAAGCTATTTCAGAGTGCGAACCGTTGATCCTAAATACAAATCTGCGCGCTATCATCTTCTCATGGTTGTGCATCTGCTGATCGATCCTCGACCTCGCCCTCAACCCAACTCGCACGAGATGGAGCGTCGGGCCGAAGCGGCTGTGAAGGCGCTGTGGGACCCTGGGACGGCGCTAGAACTGTTCGCGAAAGCACTTCTCATCATGGATGAGGTGACCGGCGGGAACTACGAACGAGACCACGTTCGGACCGAGGTGATCACGAATGCCATCCTTGCGAAATTCGGTAGGCGCGGGCCGGCCGGCGTCGTCGCTAGCGATCCTTCCGCCGCTTAGGCGGAAGGGCCTTGTCTAGGAGCTGCTCGAACGCCCCTTCGCCTTCTGTGGGGCTTAGGTCGCCAGCGGCTTCTAATTCGCGCGCGAGGTCTAGGAACCGCTTGGATTGCGCCTCGTCCTCGTCCGCGTTCTTCGTCCTTGGCTTCGGGCTCTTTGCCATCACGCCCCACTAGCTGACCGGTAGGTGAGCCGCTTGCCGACCACACCGGCCAGCAGGATATCAGAACGGGTCACGTCGTTCACGCCCAGCGCAACGCGGTTGGAATACCGGAAGTCGAACTCGGCCAGATACCGGTGCAGGTGGCGCTTGGCGCAGTGCTGGTACACGCCGCGCATGCCGCGCTTGAAGATGCTGAAGAAGCCTTCGACGGTGTTGGTGTGAACCAGCGGGTTGAAGCGGGAGACGTACTCGCCGGCTTCGTGGTTGGTGTGGCCGTGGCCGGCGAAACCCTCGCCCAGCTTCACGTAGTGTCGGGCCTCGTCGGTCATCAGGATCGCCTCGCGGGACAGGTTGGCGACCACGATCTCGCCAACGGTCTTCGCGGTCACGAAATCCAGCACGGTCGAACGAGCGCGGCCGGTGTCACGGTCAATCAGGCTCAGAACCTTCATCTTGTGATTCCCGCCCTTGGTGATCGGCTCGCCGGGCTCGCGACCGATGTAGGTTTCGTCAGCCTCCACCGGGCCGCCACCATGACCGAAGGGGGCCAGCGAACCGTCGCGCATAGCCTCACGGATGCGGTGCGACATGAACCAAGCGGTTTTGAGGGTCACGCCCAGGGTCCGATGCAGTTGGTTGGAGCTGATGCCCTTCTTGGACGACGCCATCAGGAACATAGCTTGCAGCCACAAGCGCAGCGGGACGTGGGAAGCTTCGAAGATGGTCCCGACCTTCACGGTGAAGGGCTTGCGGCACTGGTAGCACTTGTAGGCGCCGATCCGGGTGGACTTGCCGCCCATGGCGCTGATGCGCTCGTAGCCGCCGCAATGTGGGCAGACCGGACCTTGCGGCCAGACGCGCGCTTCAACGTAGGCGTAGGCGGCCTTTTCGTTGTGGAAGTGCGGGGCGCTCAGAACCGACATCGGGGTAACTCCTTATGGGGGCTACCTTATCACGCTGTTTGGGTACGGCAAGTATAATATCGCCCATCCGCGCGGAAGTTTGCGACACTAAAGTCATCGTAGAGAACTCCGCCTCGCTGCCGACCGCGGCGCGGATCGCGGGAACAGGGACGGTTCATGAACGAGGCGGTTGGCCGCTTCAACCAAGTCACCCGACAGACTGTGTCGTTGGCTCTTACTTCGAATCTTGGATTTCTTCTCGAGAGCGAGATGTCTTATAATGGGTCCGTCAAGTAACAACGCCTTGGACAGATCCCGCGGATTGGCGCCGGCGCGCCGCAACGCGGCTACGCAGGCGGGACAGAACGCGCGGATCATGACTGGCGTTGTCGATCCATCGACTGCCTCTCTGAACCAGCGCGCCAAGAGATGGTGGGACATTCCCGCCAAGGTCGCGGTCGGCGAGCGCATTGCGAATGAGGAAAAGGCGCGGCATGTCGGGCATCACAACGACGCTCGTGATGCGTTGCGACATGCCGAATGGTCGCGCCGGATGGCTGATGAGGTCGGACCGGTGTTCTCCACCGTTGTCGGAGTGGAACATGAACTGGAGGGGTTGATGCGGTTCCAACCGCTCTCCGAGTCGGTCATGGACATGATCAACAATGGCGAAGGCGTGGCTTCGTCGGTCGCGCGTCGTCCCATAGATAGATCCACGCTTCAGGAAGCGCCGGTCTCGGTCCGCGGCGCCATGCGGGATGGTCAGGATCGCTATGACGACGCCTCGCCTGACCGGGCGGTCTATCCTTCAAGGCCCTATGGCGACTATGGAACACCAAAGAATGGCTACAAGGACGGACCTGCGACCCGCTCAGGCACGCGAAGTTATCCGAATTATTAGGTGTCATCGGTAATCAGCGCGCGTCCTGATGGTTGGCGGCTTTCCCGGGGGTTGATTGATCTTTACGGATATCGGGGGGGTCAGTTCAAATGGTCCAGAATGAGACGACAAGGTCTCCAGAGAAGACACGAAGACGCTATGGACTCACATTGTTGATGCTTATGGTGGGGTTTATAGGCGGCTGCTCCTACCAGAATTGGCGGGTGGCGCGGTCCAAAAATCAGCATGTCGTTCTCATGGGCTCCGACATCACCAGCCATGGCGGGCGAAAGATCTCTATCAATTCTGAGGGGGAAATCTATACGCAGACTTGCGCCGAGAAATGTGATGACGCGGAGATCATATTTAAAGCCAAGAATGAAGAATTCTTAGTCAGAATACTTGATCAAAATATGAAATGCGTATTGTGTGAACCGGTCTATGCGGATTCGGTTGGGAAATTTCGATATACGATAGCTGGAAAGGACAAGCTTTCGATATCCGGGAATATTACTTCAGTATATTGAAAATGTTGGATTTCATTTTTATTCTGTAAATTGGCGCCGCCAGCCAAGCTCGCTCGCCAATTTTCGAAGGACAGGCCCCGTTGGCCGTCCCCAGACCGGTCTTCCCGACCCATTCGCCAGATAGGCGTCGCACCTGCGACGCTGTCGGCTTGACCTCAGAGGATTCCATGAATGACGACGACGCCGCGATCGGCGGCCAATACGACCTGGGCGCTGAGGGTCAACCGAGCGACCTGGATGACATGGTGCAAGTTGAGCATGAGGGACAGATCTATGCGATCCCTGTCGCCCTGAAGGACTCGTTCCTCACGAACGCAGACCATGAGCGTAAAGCGCAGGAACTGGCGGCCCACGCCCGCGATCTCGACGCTCGCCGCCGGGGCGTCGCGCAAGAAGTGGAGCTCGCCGAGCAGGGCCTGGCGGACCGCGCCCAACTCCACGTCCTGGACCTGCAGCTTGCGGCCTACGACGATGTGGATTGGCGCAGCCTTGCGGAGGGCGATCCCCAGCGCGCCGAACTGCTCTGGCGGCAGTTCCAGTTGACCCAGGCGGCGCGCGCCGACCTGGCGCAGGCGGTCGCGCAAAGGCATGACCAGCGACGTCTCGACGCCGAACGCAAGCGCGCCGCCCAGCTGGCGGAGGCCGGCCAGGTGTTGACGCGCGAGATCGAGGGCTGGTCTCCGGACGTGGCCCGCAAGCTTGTGGAATATGCGGCGGCCTTCGGCGTCACGATCGACGAGTTGCGCGAGGTCGCCGACCACCGCCTCTGGAGGATCCTGCACCGCGCGTTCCAGGGCGACGAACAGTCGAAACGACAGGCGGCCTCGCAGTCTGCGGCGCAAGCTCAGGCGGTTCGCCCGGCGGTGATGGTGGCGGGCGCAGCGGCCGCCTCCGGCGGCGTGCGGGACGAGCTCGGCACCGGCGAATGGATGCGCCGGCGCAATTCGCAACTCGCCCGCAACTAAGTCTCCGGCGACTGACGACACTGAACGGCTTCGAGCCCCCAAGCTTCGCCGCCGGCGCGGCGAGCTGAAGATCTGACGCCGCCCGCGCTGGCGGCTCCCGTTTCTCTAATCCCCATTCCCGCAACCGCGCGTCGCGCGGGCGTGACGCCTGTGCGCGCGGCTGCGCGCCTTCAAGAAAGGACCTGAAAGGCTTATGGCCAATACGATTCTGACGGCGACCGCCGTGACGCGCGAAGCGCTGCGCGTGCTGCATCAGAAGCTGAACTTCGTGGGCTCCATCACCCGCGAATACGACGACAGCTTCGCACGCCAAGGCGCGAAGGTGGGCGACACCCTGAAGGTGCGCCTGCCGAACCAGTACGTGGTGCGCTCCGGCGCGACCCTCTCGGCGCAGGACACTACGGAATCCAGCGTCGACCTGAAGGTGCAGACCCAGAAGGGCGTCGACCTGAACTTCACCTCGGTGGATCTGACCCTATCGCTGGACGACTTCTCCGAACGGGTGATCGAACCCGCCATGAGCGTGCTGGCCGCGACCATCGAGGCCGACGCCATGAACATGTACAAGGACGTCTACAACCAGGTGAACAACCAGGGCGTCGCCGCCACCTTCGCCAAGATCCTGCAGGGCCGGAAGATACTGGTGGACAATCTGGCGCCCCTGGCCAGCCGCACGGCGAACCTGAACACCCAGGACAACGTCGACCTGGTCGATGCGCTTAAGGGCCTGTTCAACGATCGGGCGACGATCGCCAAGCAGCACCGCGAAGGCTTCATGGGTCGCACGGCGGGGTTCGACTTCATGGAGAATACGCTCTGGCCGTCGCACGCACGCAGCGCGGCCAACGGCGCCTATCTGGTCAACGGCGCCAGTCAGACGGGCTCCAGCCTGACGGTGGACACCGGGGCCAACGCGCCGGCCGCCGGTGACGTCTTCACCATCGCCGGCGTGTTCCGGGTGCATCCGGAGACCAAGCAGTCGACGGGCATCCTGCAGCAGTTCGTGGTCGGCGCCGGCGCCACCATCACATCCTGGCCGATCTCGCCCGCGATCGTCATCACCGGCGCGCTGCAGAACGTGTCCGGCGCGCCCGCGGACAACGCGGCGATCACCATCGCCGGGACCGCCTCCACCAATCACGGGATCTCGATGGCGTACCACAAGGGCGCCTTCGCGTTCGCCACAGCCGACATGGTTATGCCGCGGGGCGTGGATTTCGCCGCTCGGGAGGTGTTCGATGGCGTGTCGATGCGGATCGTCCGCCAGTACGACATCAACAACGACAAGTTTCCCTGCCGGCTGGACGTCCTCTACGGTTTCAAGACCCTTCGACCGCAACTGGCCTGCCGGCTGGCCAACAACTAGCGGCGTCCGCGCCTGAGCTCGGATGCGACGGCGCGCCCCGGCGCGCCGTCGCATCCGCCACGCCCTCATGTTTGCGGAGCCGCACACGTGGCGATCACCACCTATGCCGAGCTGATGGCGGCGCTCGCCGACTGGGTAGAGCGCGGCGACCTTGCGACCCGGATTCCGACCTTTATCGGCAATGCCGAAGCGAAGGTGAACCGCTGGTTGCGCGACCGGAAGACTGAAGCGCAGGACACGGCGAGTATCGAAACGCCATTGACTGCGCTGCCTGACGACTTCGCCGACGCGATCACCGTGCAGGTGCGGGCCAGCGGGTCGGAGGTCTATACGAAGCTCGATCCCGCGCCTTCGGACGTCATCGCATCCTACGTCGAGGGAGACGACGCCCCCGGCCGGCCACGGATCTATGCGATCCTCGGCGAGCAGCTCATGCTCCATCCGACGCCGGACCAAGCCTATTCGACGCTCTTGACCTATTTCACCAAGTTGCCGGCCTTGTCGGACTCCAATCCGACGAACTGGCTGCTGGCCGAAGCGCCAGATGTCTATCTCGACGGCGCGCTCGCGAGCTTCCACGAGTTCGACCAGAACTGGGACGCGGCCAACCGATACCTGCAAAAGTTCGAGGGCGGCCTAGCGGAGCTGCGCTCGGTCCGGCGCCGGCAGGCCGGCAAGCTTCGCGTCGAGACGAGCCTGATCGCCCGCCCTGCCGCCTATGACATCACCCGGGATATCTGATGCACGACAACACTCTGGGCGCGGGCCTGGACGGCGCCTTCGAGCCGTCGCTCACCCACACGCTCCTGCCACGGTGCGAGGCTTGTGCGGCGCCGCATCCGCTGGCGCGCACGCCGCCACAGCCAGCTGGCGCGTGCCCGGACTGCGGCGCGGCCTCGACGCGGGGACGCACCGTCTGCGTGCCCGCGACGATCTCAGGCCGAGGCCTGGGCGCGCGGCTGGCCCAGGCCTGCTTCGCCATCGCCGCGTGGCTGCGCCGCCTCATCGAAAGGATCTGACGATGCGCTTTGAAGTCCATTCCTGCGCCGAGGAGCCGATCACGGTCTCCGCGGAATTCAATGGCCAGCCGATCGCGGCGCAGGCGCGCGGGCTGACGGTGGAGCTGGTCTCCGCCGACGGCCGGATGAGCCAGACGCTTCGCTACATCCCCGCCGACCTGGACGCCGACAAGGCGAAGTTCCAGCCGGGCGGGTTCGTGATCGCCGCCTACGAGAAGGAGAACGTCTAATGGTCGCTGTTGCTCTCCCCGCGCCGCAGGGCGGCATCCTCCAGGACCTGATCCGCAAGGGGCTCGTCTCACTGCTGACGGCCTTCACCAACGCCGGCGCGGCCATCGTGACGAACCGGATCATCCAAGCTGGCACGGCGCCGAAAAACATCGGCTGGGGGACCGGCGCCACCACCGCGGCTGTCACCCAGACCGCGCTGGTCACCGAGGCGGCGCCGACCACGTCCGGCGGCCGCACGGTGGGAACCGAGAGCCGCACCACGGTCACCAACACCAATGACAACTATCAGGTCACCGGGACCGTAACCGCAGGCTCATCGCTGGCGATCACCGAGGCGGGCCTGTTCGACGCGGTCTCGTCCGGCAACATGCTGATCCGAGGGGATTTCTCGGCCGTCAACGTCGTCTCGGGCGATTCCATCGCCTTCACGTTCGGCCTGAAGATGGTCCCGAGCGCGGCCTAGGCTGTGGCCACGACCGAACTTTGGCTGGCGTCAGGGACGTGGACCTGTCCGGCTGGCGTCACTTCCGTTGATGTCCACGCCATCGGACCGGGCGGCAACGGCCGGAACACCGCGGACCAGCTCGCCGGCGGCGGTGGCGGCGCCTACGCCTCCGACACGGTCTCGGTCACCCCGGGCGACGGCTACACGATCACGATCGGCGCAGGCGGCGGAACGACGCCGACCTCGTTTGGGTCCAGCGTCGTCGCCGACTATGGCCGGACGCCAACGAACGCCACCGGCGGCGCGGGCGGGTCCACCGCCAATTCCACAGGCGCCACGAAATTCGCGGGCGGCGCGGGCGGCAACGGCGGTGTCGCGCGAGGCGCAGGCGGCGGCGGCGGCGCGGCGGGCTCCACGGGCGTCGGCAAGAACGGCGGCTCCCCGACGACGACGGCTGGCGGCGGCGGCGGCGGATCGAACGGCGGCAGCTCGACAGCGGGCGCATCGCCGTCGTCCGGAAACAACGGCGGCAACGGCGGCGCCGGGACGGGCGGTTCTGGCGGCGGGTCCGGCGGGGGATTCACGGTCGGCGGCGGCTCCGCAACGGCGAACAGCGGCGCCGGCGGCGGGGGCTCCGGCGTAGGATCCAACGCCGCCGGGGGCGCCGGGGCCGGTTCTCAGGTCTGGACGGACGACAGCGGCGGGGCGAACAACGGCCTCAGCGCGGGTCCCGGCGGCGGCGGCGGCGGCACCTCGAATTCGAGCGGCACGGGCGGCGCCGGCGGTAGCCGGGGCGCGGGCGGCGGCGGCGGCCGGACGACGGCGGGGTCGGGCCAAGCCGGTCTGATCGTCCTTGTCTACACCGCGGCTAGCGGCACGACCTATAACCAGAGCGTTCCGGGCGCCAGCACGCCGGGGCCCACAGTTGCACGGGCCGCGGGAAAGGCGGCGCGCAGCTCCAACGCGCCGGCGCCGGGCGTCAAGCGTGACACCACGAAGCTGCGGTCCGCGGCCGTCATGCCGGCGTCAAGGATCGCCAGGCAGATGGCGAAGAGCGCCCTCGTCGCGTCTACGCCGGTCCCAGCGCTGCTTAGGGCGTTCGTCCGATCGATCCAAGCCACTACGACGCCTGCGCTCGGCCTCTCCTGGGCTTCGATTTGGGGAAGGTCGGTGCTGGCGAGGTCGACACCTATCGCGACGATCCCGCGGGCGACTGGCAAGCTGCAACTCGCCTCGAACACGCCAAGTGTGCTGACGTGGCGACAGACGGCGAAATCAGCGCTTGGTTCCAACCCGGCGGCCGCGACGCTGGCGCGGTTGAAGGTCGTGCTGACCGGCTTAGCGGTCTCGACCACGCCTGCGACACTCCTCCTGCGAGTGACGTCGCACAGCGTCCTGGCCGGCATGGCGCCGATGGGCAATCTCGTCCGGGCAGCCGTCAAGGTGATTGTCGCCGCTGCGACGCCGGACGCCGCGCTCCTGGGCGCCAGGGCGGGACAGCTCTACAGCGTCACGGTCCGAGCCGTGGCGACGCCCCTGGCGGGGGCGCTCTGGGCGTTTGTCTCGCTCTGGCGGCGCGTCCCCACGCCCGCTGGCGCCTGGTCGGGTGTTTCTGCCGGTTCCGAGACCTGGTCGCCGCTTCCGACCACCTCGGCCGCCTGGTCGGCGGTTCCCGAGGCCGACCAGGCCTGGGCCCGCGTTCCCGCCAACCCCGAGACCTGGACGCCGGAATGAGATTCACCTTCGCCGACATCCCGAGCGCACGGCTGCAGATCGCCCGGGCGTTCGATGACCTGCACCGCCCGATGCAGCCCGCGCCGGTGTTCGCCTGCAGCACGGCGCAGATGCCGCCGGCCGCGGACTTCCCGAACTGCGTGCTGCGCAACACCACGCTCAACATCTTGGCCGTCTCTGACGGAACCGATTGGCGCCGTCAGGACACGGGAGCGACCATCTGATGCCCAGCAGCTATACGACTTCGCTCCGCTTCGAGCTCCAGTTCACGGGCGAGAACGTCAACGTCTGGGGCGACCGGCTGAACACGGTGATCAGCCGGGTGGACAAGGCGGTGGCGGGCCTGGTGACCGTGCCG